GAGTTAAGGGTAGTCGAGGAGTTTCCGCGAAAGTTAAGCGTGAAGTTAGCCGTAGCCGCGGTAGTAAACCACCAAGCGGTCGAGGTAATGATGTCTATATTCTGCGAGCTAGCGATAGCCGTACCGACGATATTAGCGGTTTCGAGAAGTCCCGTTACGGCATAGTTAGTAGCGATACCGGCGATAGGCGAAGTAGCCTTTACGCGGTTATCCGTGATATTTGCGGTAACGATAGAAGTAACGCCCGCGCCTACTGCGATAGTTGCGAGGAGAAGCGAGTTAGCGGGAGTCGAAGGAGCTACGGGAGAGGCGGCAGGGGTTCCCGCGATAACCTGAAAGGTTACGTTATTAAGAGATCCGGTGTAGTACGCGTCGTTTACGGTTACTACGACGATATCTATACGAGGGTTAGAAGCGTTAGCGGTCGTTACGGTAAGAGTCGTAGTAGCGTCGTTATACGCCATATACGTACCCATATTAGATTGAGTAGTACCGACGATAGCCGCCCAACCCGAGGCTACGAGGACGGACATACCAGCAGGAGAGTTCTGGGTAACCGCTAAGTCGGCGGCGTTAATAATTCCGGAGGTTTTCCAGATAGCTTGAGTCGTTAGGCGGTCGTTTTCCGCAGGGTGGCTACCGTTCTGAAGCCAACTCGGTGGTGTACGTAGTGCCATTATTTCTCCTTAGATATACGCGTTACGCCAAGTAATGGTCGCAGCCGTAGTGCCGATAAGTGTACCCGTTCCCGCTAGGAAGAATGAGTTATTACCCGGAGGCGCAGAGAACCAGTTAGAGCCGCCGTTAATAAGATTACGGGCAGGGTTTCCGTTAAGGGTAATGAGCTTCTGGTCTAAGTCGATAACGATAGTATCGGTATTCGCATAGGTTCCCTGAATTGTTATATAGGTTCCCTGCGTGTTATTACCGAGGGTCGGGTTAGTAATTGGTCCGTTAAGGGTAATTACCGGATAGGTCGTAGCCCAACCCGCGTTATTAACGGTCGTCGTAAGGGTCGAAGAACCGCCACCGTAAGAAAGGTTATAGGTACGGTTATATTGGCGACCGAGAGGGTTACCGACGGCGAGGGTCGCGGTCTGTAGCGTATCGTCGTAATAGCGAGGATCCGCGCAGAAGAACGAATACTGACTCGTAATATAGCCGTAGGTGTAGTTCGGGTCTACGACGGTCTTATTCGTACGGACGCGAGCGTTAACGCGTTGTAGTCCGCCCGCTGGCGAGAGCTGGAATTGTAGAGGCGTCGTTCCGCTAGTCTGAGGCAGGAGCGCGGCTTGTAGAAGGTTAAAGTTAGCCTGAGCCGAGTTACCGTTACCGGAGAACGTGTTCATAGTAATAGTAATCGTGCGACCCGAGAGAAAGTCGTTTCCGGTAAACATACCGTCGGCATATCCGCGGTTATCGTCCTGATTACGAATAGTAGGTAGAGACTCGAGACCGTCTACCGCAAGAATCTGGAAAGGCGAACCAGCTCCGCCGAATACGAAACCGTTAAAGGCGAAGGAATAGTAATTAAGCGAGGTAACGGTAGCCATTATCCAGCCTTCCCTGCGTTAAGTTTAGCGGCGATTCCTTGAGCGACTCCGTAGGTAAGAACGCCGTAGGTAGCCGTAGCGATATCCGAAGCCGAGACCGGAGTAGATATATAGTTATTTTGAGTATAAGCAACCGCTGGTCCCGTAGTAGCCGTAGAGGTAGGTAGAGACGAGCTTCCCGAGATATACGGAGTAGCAACGGATCCTGCCATAGCCGCCGCTCCGAGACCGACTCCCGCGCTATTAACCTTAGCCATAGAAGTAGCTACCGACTCGAGCTTCGTCTGTAGGTCGTTTAGCTTAGTCATAGTCGAATCGTGAAGAGCGGTAGCCGCTTGGTCGAACGACTGCTGAGAGGCGTCTAGCGAGTCCTGTAAGGTCGTCTGAGCCTTCGCTACGGCGTCGTCGTATGCTTGCTTATTCTTATTAAGAACGTCGTTAAAAGAGTCCGCCTGAGCCGCTAAAGAGGTATTTAAGTCAGCCGTAACCTTGTTATATTGGTCGACTAGAGCTTGCGTAGCGAGTTGCCCGCCTTGATTCATCTGGTCGGCTAAAGCGTTAAGACCCGTCGTAGACGTATCCTGAACCTGTTGGAAAAGGTTTTGGATTTGCGCCGTAGTTCCGGGTTGCGCGTTAATAAGGCTCTGCGCCATTTGGTCGCCCATAAGTGGACCTTGCGCGACGACCTGCTGGATAAAGTTCTGCGAATATCCGAGACCCGCGAGCTTAGAAGCGTCCGCGGCGAGTTTCTGCATAGCTGCTAACTGGTCTTTTAAGGATCCGATTAAGCCGCTAGTAGTACCCGAGCTAAAGAACGACTTACCGAGGTCTATCTTCGTTACGTTAGCGAATTCGTTAGTAAGGAGCGCTTCCGACTGCTGAACGATAGCTAACTGCTTATCCGCCGCCGATTGTTGTAGTTTAGCGATAGCGTCGTTATTAGCCGTAGCCGCCGCGAGGTTAGCCTCGTTTAGTCGCTTTTGAGAGTCCGCTACCGACTGGTTAAAGGTGAGGTTAGCCTTAGCTATAGCGTCGTTATGCGTCTGTTGTAGCTTCTGGTAGGCGACCGCGTAATCCCGAAGGTCGACGTTCATTTGGTCGTAAATAGATTTAACTTGCTTCTGGTCAGCCGCTAATTCCGCTACCTGCTTCTTAACGAGAGCCGCCGCCTCAGTAGCCGACTTCTTAGCCGCCGCGAGCGCCGCTTTACTAACGTCTCCACCGGGAATCGAGCCAGAGATATCGGTAGCTCCTCCGGCGCTAGCTCCGCCGAGCGTCTTAGATCCCCCGAATAGGTCAGGTAGAGATATCTTCTTATTAGCGAGGCTATCGAGGTTATTACTAAAATTACCAATATCCTTAGCCGCCCCGTTTACGGCGTCCGCGATTCCCTTAAAGTGACTTCCGATAAAAGGAAGGTGCGTAGCGGCTTCGATTACTTTACCGATAGCGCCTACTAAATAGCCGAACGCCTTAATAATAATTTCGATACCCGCGGTTACGGCTTTACGGAACGTCTCGGAGTGATTCCATAGGATAACGAAACCTGCCGCTAGAGCCGCGACCGCTAATACTACGAGACCGATAGGGTTCGCTTCCATAACGGCGTTAAGAGCCGCTTGCGCTACTGCCATAGACTTAGTTACTTCGGTTCCCGCGGCGGTAGCGAAGGTAAGAGCGATTTGCGCGGTTTCCATACCCTTAGTAACGGCAATCCACGCAATTTGAGCCGCCTTAAATACGTTAAGGGCAATTTCGTAAGTCTTAAAGGCTACGAAAGTAGCGGCAAGAATAGCCGCGAAATACTCGAAGGCGGCGGCGTTCTGCTTAATAAAGTTACCGATAGGTTCGAGCGCCTTTACGACGTCCATAAAAATAGAGATAAGTTTAGAGATTATTGGGAATACGACGTTACCGATATTAACTGCCATTTCGTTAAACTTCTCTTTAAGAGCGGCAATCTCTCCGGCGAAAGTATGCGTATAGGCAACCGCCTGTCCGCCAATCTTCGCGTTTAATTCGTCCATAGCCTTAGCGATAGCTACGTTCTTCGGAAGGTTCGTATCGAGCGTAATACCTAATTCCTTAAACGCCTTTACCGAGCCTTGCGTTCCGCGAGCGAGGGTGGTAGCCGCGGTATTTAGATCCTCATGCTTATATCGAGCGAGGTCTGCCGCCATAGACATTAGCTTCGTCGATTCGCTAACCGAACCCGTAGCGGTAATTAACGTACCCATAGCTTGCGCCGCTTGCGCGTGGGTAAAGCCAAGAGAGGCGTAGGATTTAACGCTTTCGTCGACCTTAGCCTTATTCGCCGCGGTAGCTACTCCGGCGTTATTCATAGCCGTTTCTAAACGACCCTGCTCTACCTGCGCGTCTTGTACCGCGAGGTTCATCTCGCTAAGAGTCTTTTCTAGACCCATGACGCCTTGCGTTAAGAGGTTTCCGCCGAATACCCCGAGCATTAAGTCTTTTAATTTACCGAGTCCTAGACCCGTCTTTTCCGCCTCGGCGGTAATAGATTTTAGTCCTTCGGTCGCCTTAGAAACGCCGGCGGATACTCCGCTTGTATCAACGGTTACCGATATCTGTAGACCGGGGATCTCTCCTGCCATGCTTATCCCCTAATCGCCGAAGTAATAGCTATTACCGCTAACTGTTCTGCTCTTCTCGATTGGATAATCGAGTTACGCGCAGGAGTCATATAAGGGTATTTTACATCAGAACCCCACTTAGGGGAGCCTTCTTCTAGGACGCGAGAATAAACCGCTCCGGAATCGACTCCTCCGACGTAAGTACCGAATCCGATTCTTACTGCGGGTTGTGCGCGGATATTGTTAATTAAGTTTCCGGTAACGACCTGCGGACCAGTAGTTATCTCTTTACGACGCGTTCCGATAGGGTGCTTTGCTTCCGAGGCGTTAGCCGTAGCTAATCGGTCGAGTTCGGCGGAAATATAGTTAACCGCGGTATTAGCGCCCGAGTCGATACGGACTAAAAGACGGTCGAGAGCGGCTTCTACCTCGGGTAAGTTATCGCTCATTTACGGCTCTCTATCTGCTCTAATTTAACTTCCTCTATGATATCGGCTATAGAGAGAAGCCAATCGGCTCTAGCGGCAGGAAGGTTATCTACCTGCTCGGGAGTCCACCCGAAGCGATCCGCAAACTTAAAGTAAATCCACTCCTCGTCGGGATACTTAAATCCGTCGGTTCGTAGACCTCCTTTAAGAACCCACTTTAAGCGTTCGAGTTGTCTAAAGGGCTATCGGCGTCAGCCTTATTCTCTTCGGTATCTTGTACGCGAGGGAATAGGTAATCGCTCGAGGATTGCGTCGCCTTAACGAGAGCGTCGTAGTCACCGGGAGTTAGTTCGTCGAGAGACTCAATCTTTACCGACGGAATAATTAGGTCGAAAGACCAGTCCTCAATCATTACGGCGATAAGAGCGTCACCAAGAGCGAGCGCCTTAGATAGTTCGCCAGACTCGGACTCGCTAGCGCGGACTACACGCTTACGGTCTTTATATCTAATTGACGAAGGGTCGCGTAGGGTTACGGTAGCTCCGGAAGGTAGTGTGATTTTATTTGCCATTTTTGCCTCCTGTAGTTGTGCCTCGTTTATCTTAGTATAAAAGGGCAGTAGGGGTACGGGATCTAACGAGGCGGAAAGATCGACCTGCTACCCCTACTGCGTTCTAGATTAGACGACTGCGGTTGTTACGGCGTTCTTAACGACCCACTTAATAGGTGAGTATCCGACCGAACCGGCGTCTGTGAGGTTACCCTGAGCGTTAATGTCTACGAGAACCTCTACGAAATCCTTTGAGCGCTCGATAACTGCGAGGGTATAAGCACCCTTAGTCATAGTCGCTTGGATTTGCGTAGCAGAAGCACCCGAGCCTTGCGCCCAGTTAAAGACTAGGGCAGGTTGGGTGTTAGTCAGGTAGTTAGTAAGCTGAGTATCGTTCTCCATAAGGAAAGTAATCTTGCCGGTAACTTCGGTAGCTCCGACGAATACTTGGTATGGGTTCTGGGTATTAGCGATACCCCAGATAGGTGTAACCGGACGCTTGATGTCGATATTACCGGTTGTTGAGTTAGAGATACTCGTACCTCCGACGCTTACGGTTCCGTACCAAACAGGGGTAGGGAGAATCGTTGAGAAGCTAGGGGTAGGAGTAGAGGCGGTAGCCGAGACGAATCCGGTTGCCTTTGCGTCGTACATAAGTAGACCGTCCGCATTAAACTTTAGCGAGAAGTCGTGGAATTGCATACCCGCGTAAGCGCGTACCGCGGCGCTATAGAAGTCGGTAATAGTAAAGGCAGAAGGCTGAGCGTCTGCGGCGGCGGTAGCCGAGTTCTTTACCGCAATAGTATGGGTATAAGGAGCCGAAGAGCCGGTAACGACGTCTTCACCGAGGACACCCGCGATAGCGTAAAGGATAGTATCCGCGAACGCCGCTCCGCTAAAGTCAAAAGTAGAGTTAGCGCGACCCTGAATATAGTTGTAGTTCTTTACGAGAGATCCGCGTAGACCTTCGTCGTAGAGTGGTCCGTAGATATCCTGAGGCTTAACCGAGTTAGCGATTACCGGAATATAGACGGTAGGAGTTACAGGTGTGCCTTTAGTAGTTTCCTTAGCGAGACCTATATAACTACGGGCTGTGTTTTGTACGGACACTTACTCACGCTCCTTGCGTTGTGTCAGACGGTGCTGACGGTGTTGGTGTTACGGGTACTTTTTTAGCTGACGCGGCGATTACGTCAGCGGCGACGAAATCAGCGGGTGCGTCAAAAGTGTCTCCGGGCTTAACAGTTAATACAAGCGTAGGAAATTCACGCTCGCTAGAGCCGGTATATTGGAACGTTGCCATATCTCTCCTATGCCTGAATCATCTGCGTCACGTCGAATCGGATCTCTGCCCACGTTTCCGTAGCGCCGTTATCCGAGGTAACAGGCTCGCCGTAGAAGGTATCTATCGCCGGTTCTGCACCTTGCCAAACGTAGTTTCCGGTCGTATCGCCGAATCTATGGTCAGCTCGAAGCGTTGTCTTGATGTTGTCGATAAGTGTATCAAAAT